GTTGACCATGGTGCGGATGGAGCGCAACGGATGGTCGGCTGGAATGAAGTCTTCCAGATGGCTCAGGGTGAACAAGCTCTCGTTGAAGGTGTCGGCGCCGCGCATGTTTGGGGGTGTGGGGTCAGAGGAACAACAGGTCTCTCATTAACGTTTCACGACACCGCATCGTGGACTCGCGCGGGGAGTATTTCAGCAGCCTGCTAAGGCGCGCTGTAGTGCAAGTATGTTGCCTCCATTCATCATGAAGTGGCTTGCAAAAGTATGTCGAAGCACATGGGTCATTTGTCCTGCCGGTAAGACAAGGCATGCGCGTTCAACCGCCTCACTGAAAGCCGCCCACGCTGTAGAAAAGAAGCGTTCGCCCTCTCCGTGTGTCTGACCATGTTTAATCAACTCTGCGTGAAGGACATCTGTGATTGGGACGGATCTGGTCTTGCTGGATTTTGTTTGTGCGAACTGAATTTGCCCGTCACGAACTTGTGAGGTGCGTAAAGCTTCGGCTTCACCCCAGCGTGAGCCTGTTGCTAAGCAGACTTTTGTAATCAAAATCGCGTGTTTGTTACGTCCTCCCTTGAAGCCATTCAACAGCTGTCGTACTTGGTCAAGCGTGAGGTATGTCAGTTCGCGTTCTTGAATCTTGAATGCTCGGAGCTGCTTGAGTGGGTTATCTTTCTTCCATTCGCCAAGACGGGTGAGTTCGTTGAACATTGCCCGCATGTAGGCCTGCTCGCGGTTCATATTGTTCGCGGTAATACCTTGTGAAATTCGCTTTGCTCGGTATTCGGCAAACATGCCTGTGGTGAACTGATCGGCACGAGGACTGCCCACCGCTTCACAGATTCGAAGAAGACGTTTCTGTGTGTTGACTCCGTCGTTTAGACCTGCGCCATGCTGGCGAAACCAGATCGCGACTAGCTCAGCGAGCAGTCGAGCATCTTTCTTGGGTGGGGACCACTCCGGATCGCTTTGCACTTTCGCCTGAACGTGTCGCTCCCATGCAAGCGCATCCGCTTTGGTTTTGAAGGTTTTGCGCAGTCGCTTGCCGGATCGACCTCCTGGCATTACGTCAACCAGCCAGCCGGAATCAACCGCCTTGATCGTCATTTATGGCCTTGAACTCGGCAATGCGCTTGCTTCTGGCGAGGTGCAGCCGTCCAACAGCTGTTTCAAGAAGCTGCGCCTGATCCACAGAAAGCGTTTCCTTCTTTTGTTTCCTTGCAGCGAGCAATGGATGAACACTGTAGAGCCACGGCCATCGCTTTACTCCCTTCTCTTGATGTTCTGTTAGCCAATCTTCGAATCGATCAACAAGGCCAGGTTGCTCGCCAATGGCCAGTCCGCTCAGATCAACTCTCAATTTTAAAAACTCTGCCCCAGCTGGTCGCGACTGCTGCGGAACGTCTAGCTGAAGCTCACTGTTTGGGCTTGTATGGCTGAACTCGTTGTCGGTCGCGCCGGTGATGAGCCAGAAAGCATGCTCAGGCCACATTCGTGCCATTACCTCAAGCATCTCTGACGTTGGGCGCTGCCCTGCATTGAAGGCTTTTCGCCAGCTGACTGCTGGAATCGAAGTTGCCTCCTCAAGCTCTTTGAAGCGCCGACTAGCTGTGGTCTTCGCTTCAATCAATTTCACAAAACGCTCATCGATCCCACTCATCGTTTTTTCCTTGACTAATTGAATATGAACCCTTAAATTCGTACCAATGGTACTCACAAGGGGAGAAAATAGATATTATGGGCGCAGTCAACGATTTCACTCGAAACAACCAACTGCCGGTTGTTTCCATGTCCACCCAGGAGGCCATTCAGGTCAGTTGCGTCACTCGAGAACGCTTCGCAGATTTGACTGGATTGAGCGCCCCGACCGTCTTCGGCATGTGTGACCGCGGCTATCTCCCCACGGTGCATTTTGGGCGGCGCGTCTTCGTAAATCTCGAAGTGCTGCGTTCCCAGTGCGCCGCCAAGGCGCTTTCGTGATGGACCGGCCACACGTGCATTTTTTGGTCCACATGGGAATGACAGAAGCCTGTTCGCTCGCCGAATTTATTCAGCGAGTTTCCCTGGCGGACCTCCGACTTCATACCGTCGATGAGACTGACGCTTTTGCACTCTGGGAAGCGTTCCAAAGTATCAAGAAGTCGATGGAAGCAAACGGGATGCCGTTTCCATGACTACCGGCCAGCCGCATCTGTCCGGTTCTCCCGGGAACGAAATTCAAGTTCGGCGCGTTGGCAGGCCTGCCATGCACGCCTCAAGCGCTGCCCGTAAGCAGGCTTTTCGAGCGAAGTCCTACCGGCTCGATTTGTCGATCAAAGCGGAAACCGGCGCGGTCCTCGTTGACATAGCTGCTGGTCTCGATTGTTCGCAAAACGAGTTGGTGACAAACATGATTCGGTTCGCGCTGACCAACCGAAATTGGCGCCTGGTCGGCCTCATGGGTGCGAAGTCATGAGGTCGGGCCAGTCAGGTGCTGGCTTCATCCAAGCGGCGCGCGCCCTACCGGAGTCGCTAACGGCTTCCGCAGAATCGCTGCACTTTGCTAAGCAGGCATTGAAGCCACCGTCACCCGCTGGTTTACAGGCCGCGAACGTCGAGCACGTACTGAAGCAAAACGTGAGCGGCTGCGAACTCCAGGCCGTATCAAGGGGCGCTGCATGAATACCGCGACCAAATTCGACTTGAAAGCGCGGGCGGTTCAGTTGCTTCGCGGCCCTGTCCCTAAAACCGTTCTGAATGGTGACTCACGTATGGCTGTTGATTATCGAAACCAGTGCTCGGCGCTGCGGGCGTTCGTGCGGACTGGCGCTGTCCCTGAGCGCGTTCTGACGGTCGTGCTTCGTGTTGAAGGCATGAGCGCGGGCGCCGTGCGGATGGGACCCGGTGGGATGGACCCGCACGGCGCCGCGCGAAGCGAGACCCATGGTAATCACGGTCATAACCTCAATCTCCCACCGGTAACCGCATGACACGTCCGACAAAGTCGATCTTAGTTGCCGGTTCTGGCACTTGTGCTCTTGTTCTCGATGGTGATGTGATCAAAGCGCGTCTTGAAGCTGAACGTGTCGAGTCAAAGACTCCAGTTCATGTTGACTGGCTGCGGTTTACTGTGCTACGCCGTAACAGTCCTCCGCCCTCTATTGAGTCCTTGGCTCCGGTTCCCTGTAACTCCATCTGGGATGAGAACTATCGAGACGCTCAGTTTGCGGCTGTGCTTCGTGAGTTGCCCGATTCTGACTTTTCTGCATCGGTTCAAGCCCACGATCTCGCCGTCGAATGTGCGGTGGCGTTGGGGCCTGATTTCAGTGTCGCGCCGGATGTTCGTAAGGGTCACGACTTCTATCGTTACCGGTGGGCCATTCAGCGTAACGCTGAAGAATGCGGGTGGGTCGGTTACTTGGCTTCTGGAAACAGCTCGCGTGAAGCTCCGCAAAACGGGTCACTGCACGCAAACATCTGGGGCAGTGCCTGCACATTTGGCGCGCCTGGTTGGAATCTACGGCTAGCCAATCTTGTCGATGACCGGAAAGCTGACCTGACTCGGTGTGATTTAGCCCTTGATTTCTTCGACGGTGTGCCCGGTGGTATCGATGGGATCGTCGATCAATATCGAGCCGGTCTGTGCGACGTTGGCGGGCGTCGTTTGAAGTCAAACCAGATCGGTGATTGGATTAACGGCCATGCACGCTCTTTGTATTTCGGTTCTAAAGCGACCGGAAAGCAAACCAATACCTACGAGAAGGGAGATCAGCTTTTTGGTGTTGTGGCGGGCTCTCAATGGCTGCGAATCGAACTTCGCTACGGTAACAAACTCCGGGTTCTCTCTTCCGCAATGCTGCGGCGTCCTGCTGACTTTTTCGCTGGGGCTTCTTCTTGGCACGCACTCATGCTGCTAAAGGCTGACTTTTTAGCCACTCCTGAGACGGTGACAACTGAGCCACGCCTGCCTATCGAAACGGTCCGGGCTGAGGTAACACGCGCATTACGTTGGTGCAATCGGACTGCCGGACAGCATATCGCCGTGCTTTTCCGCTTTGGTGGTGATCATTTCTTGGAAACCATTACAGGTCGTAAATTGCCGACTCGGCTTAGAAAGTTCAGCAATTCTGAGCTTCAGACAGGTTATGAGTCAGTTCTAAATCAGTTTTCAACGGTTGATAGTGCTTGCCACGCTTTCGCATAACCGCAATTAAGGCAATAAGGAAAAATCATGGAATTCAATGCTGAAGTTATTGTTCACGCAATCAAGGAATCTAAGGGTGAATACGAAGGGCGCGCTTTCTCTTCGACAACGTTTCATTGTGAAGTTGATCTCAAAGAAAACGGTGCTGGTCGTTCTATCGGTCGCGTGACTCGTCCGTTCAAGCTGGGCGATCATTTGGAATTCGATAAATGGGCGCATATCAAGCCCGGTCAATTGCCAGCCAAAACAAAGGCAATTTTTATCATGGAAGCTACCCGTGAGGACGGCGCAAAGATGACCTTGAAGTCAATCGAAGTTCCTGTTTTCACTGGTCGGGCTACCGCTGCTACGGCGACGTAATGCGCTTTCTCGTCCAGTCACAGGCAACCGGGCGCTTTTTGTGTCCGTCAATCGACGATGGACAACCTGTCTGGGTTGCATCGTTGCGTGATGCTGGCGGTGGCGTGCTGGGCGATCTTGAATCGGCTGTTCATCTTATCCATGATTGTGATTTCGATGACTTGCCAATTGTCATCGATCTTGATCGGCTTGGCACTATTAACGATTATCCGGTTATGCGATGAATAAAATTATCCGATTATTTGGCGTCGCATTTGTACGAAAATTAGGCTGCATCGCGGCAGTCGGTGCGGTTGCACTCGCTGCACACCTCATGAAAAACTAGCATGTCTAGCGTTACCTACAAAGGTTATGTTATTGGCGTGCCAGATTTGGCTTGCAATAGTGTTTTGCCAGCGCTTACACGATTTGAAGGTAATTCGGGTTGGGTTGCATGGGGCTGCGTAAATGACCCAGTCATAAAAAATACTGCAATTCATTTCTTTCAACAAAGTACTTCGAAGCGCGCAGACGTCTCACTCACTGCAATCGTTAACACTGGTCCGGCGAGTTGTACGACTCAAGAATGCCTCGAGTTATTTGATTATCAATATGCTGCGCAAGTTTGGGCAAGTGCATTTAGTGTCACCATCGGTTTATATCTTATTGCATTTAAAGTTGGAACTTTATTAAAGTTTTTTAGACGTATTTAAGTAATTAAGCGGCCCGGCGCTTTCCGGGGTTTGTTTTATAGGTGATATATGAAGAAAATTCTTGCTCTCCGCCTCGCAGTTATTGCTGCTGTCCTGGCTCCTGTTGCCTCGTTTGCAGCGACCACGCCACCCGATTTCACCACGATGACAAGTCAAATTGACATGTCTACGACCATCACTGCCGTGATGGCTATTGGTGTCGCAGCCATGGGCTTGCTGATTGCCGTCAAGGGTGTGCAATACGTGTGGAAAATGTTCAAGGGCGCCTGATCCTCGCCTTTTAAATGAACAAGGAAGGGCTAGCACTTCCTTTTTTTCATTTAATTTTAACTAAAAAATAGAGTATTTATGAGTAATCAGTTTTGGTATCTATTCTTTTTTGCGTGGGGCTTGCTCTGTGCTTGGGCGGTAATACGTGGGCTAAAACTGTGAGCTTTTTTAAGAAATTTGTTATTTGGAAGCTTTGTTTCCTGTTGGTCATTCCACTGAATGGCTGGTCACAAGCGCAGCCAGCAGCGCAACCAGACAAAGTTGGACGTGCTGTTTCAGGAGTCCTTCAGCAGGGTATGCAGTCTCGCGGGTTTGCTGCAAATGATCCACGGTTTGGCGCTACGCTGTCCAAAGTCTCTCCGTATTTAGTCGCCGCTGCGGGTGGTGCTGCCGCTGTAACCGCTGGTGCTGTAACCGCGCCCGCATGGGTTACGACTGGTATTGCCATAGTGATTGGAACTATCGTTAGCTACGTCGTTAATCTTGCAATTAATGGATTAGTCAAATGGTTGTTCCGCGAAGATGGAAAGATAGACGAATCGGGTGAGGGTGTTCCTGTTCAAAAATCGACGACCATGGTCGCAGGTGGTGCGTATTGGAATGTTTCATTTATTTCCGGAAAAATTAATATTCAACTGTCTGGAGCTGATGGTGAAGCCGTCGCCCGACAGGGGTATTCAGAATATAGGAGTCAATCTGGACAGGATTCACAAACCGCAGTCACGTGTTATGGCAATAGCACCTCGAACCAAATTTCCTGTGGCCCCATCTATGCGAACAAGCAAGCATCAGGCGCACCAGCTTCATGCCCGGCTGGTTCCGTTTTCAAAGGCGGGGCTTGCGGACCATATTCATTTCCTGATCCTTCGGCTATTCCTCCCGCTACCGGCGTGCCAATTGGAACCGCCATTTCTCATATTCCGGCCAGTGATTATCAGAAGCAGCTTAATCCGGCGGTTGTTGCTGCGATGGCCGATAAAGCCTGGCAAAACGCTGCAGCGCAGCCCGGTTATGACGGTTTCCCATATCCGCAGTCGAACCCGATTACCGCCCCCGAAGCGCAGAACTGGGCTAATGCGAATCCGGATTACTGGCCGTCTGTCAATGATTTCGTTTCTCCGAATCCGTCTACTTCGTCGAATCCGTCACCTTTCACTCTTCCGCGTAATCCGACAGCACCGGTCACAACTCCGGTTGCTCCTTCTAGCCCAAATACTCCCAACGCTGGAACCGTCAATCCTGCGGCAGCTAATCCGTTGGCGAATCTTGGCGCAGACCCTGGAACTCCGCAACCGACGTTAGAACCCACGCCGACAGCTACTCAAATACTTGCGCCTCTGGTCGGTGTGATGCCCGGACTTCGGAATTTCCAAGTTCCGAGTCACCAGAGTAAATGCCCTGTCCCTGAGTTCACCGTGTGGAATAAAGATTTCAGGATGGATGCGCACTGCACGCTGATTCAAGACAACCAGTCAACCATTCAAGCGGCTTTCACTCTTGTTTGGGCTCTCATGGCTCTGTTCCTTGTTCTCTCTGCCTAGGGGTTCACCATCATGTTCGGCATAGTTTTATCGGTCATCTGGACTGCGCTCGGTTGGTTGGTACGGTCCGTCCTGGTCAAGTTCGTCTTGTACTTCGGGCTGTTTTTCGTTACGACGGAATTCATGGGCGAAATTGCTTCGCTACTTCCCAATTCTTCGGCTTTATCGTCCGCGTTTTCAGGGATTCCGGCTGGCATGTGGTGGATGATGGACATGATGCAATTCGGTACAGGGGTGCCGCTTTGTCTGTCTGCCTTCCTGACTCGTTTCATCATTCGCCGCATTCCGTTGATAGGCTGATAAGTGGCAATCAATACGTATACGGGTCTTCAAGGTTCTGGCAAGTCATATGAAGTTGTCAGCTCAGTAATTGTTCCTGCAATCGCGGCTGGTCGACGTGTTGTCACCAACATTGATGGTGTGAGCCAAGCTGAGATTTATAAGTACCTCTTGGCAAAAAACAAGGACGTTGACGCTGAGGCTTTCGGGGCCGTTGTTCACGTGACCAACGAGCGGATTCTTGAGGCTGCTTTTTTCTACGACCAGGCCAAGCCGGATGTTGAATCTGTCGTAATTCCTGGTGACATTGTTGCGGTCGATGAGGCTTGGCGCTTCTGGCCTGCTGATGGTGGAAAGCTCAGTGATGAGCACATGCAATTCTTTCGCATGCATCGTCACTACACGCACCCAGTAACGGGCCTGGCTTGCGATGTAGCTTTGATGATTCAGGACATGACGTCCTTGCATCGCAGCGTCAAAAATGTGGTCGAAACCAGCTATCGAACTACCAAGCACAAGATGCTTGGCAGTACCAAACACTACCGGATTGAAGTGTTTGAAGGTCACCGACAAACCCGCTCCAGCGCTATCAGCCGCCTTCAAAACAAATACAACCCAAAAATCTTTCCGCTTTATCAGAGCTACGCTGGTAGCAACGGCGTTGAAGTTTCGATCGATCCGCGCGTCAACATTTTCAAACGCTGGTGGTTGTTGCCCTCAATCGTTGTCCTTGCTGGCGCGTTCGTATGGGGCACACTATTCTTGATCCGCTTTTTTAATCCTGGCTCGAAGACTCCTCTGAAGACTTCAGTTGGTGTTACGAGTTCTCAGGGTGCGGCTACCTTGGTTACGCCCGATAAAGCGTTTTCGGAATTGTCCTTTAGTGCGCAATGGCGCATCGTTGGGACTACCACCTTCGGTAGCCGTCAGTTCGTCGTAGTCGCCGGTCCCACTGGACGCCTTCGGTATGAGCACCCAAGCAACTTTATGGACAGCGGTTCAACGATGGTGGGGAAAATTGACGGTGAAAACGTCTCGACCTTCAGCGGTGTATTGCCTGGGTCGTCAAACGGACCTCCACCCGGTGGTGTTGCCCGATGACCCGCCAAAAATTCTTCCTTCGATTTTTCGCGTCCGCGAAAAACGGTGTCAGAACTTGGTGCGTCGGGCTTGTGGTGTTTCTGTTCTTTCCGTTGGCAGTTCATGCCGAAGCTGCGAAAGAAGAAATCAAGTTCAACCTGACGGCCGTCAGTGTCTCCCAGGTGCTGCATGTCATCTTCGGTGATGCACTCAAAGCGCCTTATGTTCTTGATCCTGAGATCGTGAACGATCAGCGGATTATTTCCTTCCGTTGGTCGTCGGAAAAAGGTCACATCCGCATATTTCTGGCGAAGTTTTTGGATAGTCTCGGTTATGCAATTGATCAACGTGATGGGGTTGATTTCGTCGGCAAGAAGAAGGAGCGTGAGCCCTCCAAGGATGATGTTTTTGTGTACCGTCCGAAGTTTCGTGAAGTTGGTTTTTTGACTGAGCTTCTATCCCCACTACTGAAGGGTAGTTTCACTACCAATCGCGTTGTGAAAGCCTCTGGTGATGCAAAGGTTCCGCTTACCAATTCGCCTCCTCCAAACAGTGCTGCTGCCCTGGTCGATCACGCTTCGGACTTGCTTGTTTTTACGGGAAAAGTTGAAGAGATTGACCGTCTGAAGCTCCTCTTGGCTCAGGTTGACTTGGCCTTTGGTGAAGTCATGGTTCGCGGTATCGTTTATGAAGTCAGCACTTCCGATAAAGAGGGCTCGGCTTTCGGTCTCCTGGCCAGCCTCTTGAGCGGTCATGTGTCGATTGGGCTGGGTTCTGTCGCAACGCCTCTAACCAGCTTCATCCGGTTCAAGAATGCCAGCCTGGACGGCTTGTACTCAGCACTTAGCCAAGACAGTCGATTCAAGGTGGTTTCGAGTCCCAGTCTCAGGATTCGGTCTGGCTCGATGGGCTCGTTTTCTGTTGGACAGGACGTCCCTGTCCTGGGCTCTGTCAGCTTCACCAACAGCGGTCAGGCTGTGCAAAGTGTTGAGTACCGGTCGAGTGGCGTCCTGTTCAACGTACAGCCTACCGTGCGTGAGGGCGTGATTGACTTGAACATCGATCAGCAGCTCTCAAATTTCGTACCTACTACGACGGGCGTGAACAACTCACCAACGCTCACGAAGCGGGCGTTGAAAACCAGCGTAGGCATGCAAGATGGTGACTTGATTGTTTTGGGCGGACTCACGGAAAACAAGGACTCGAAAAGCCGTGATGGTCTGTCGTTCCTGCCAAGCTTCATGCAATCGACAGGGGCTGAGTCCAGCAAGTCAGAAATATTGCTGGTGCTGCAAGTGCAGCGTCTTTAACTTTGGAGACATATTTATGCGCAAAATTTTGATTGATGCCACCTGGATCGCGTTCGCCATCGGGGTGGTGGTGACCGCTTGCTCACTGTTCGCGATCAAGGTCTGGCCGGGTTGA